GAACGGTCTTACGACCCATGAAAAAGTCATGGAGTTTCTTCACCAAGTTTCGATTAAGCACGACCTTAACTCATGTAGAGCGGTTGTTCAAGAAGTCAATCATTGCTACAACAAGATTGTTGAAGACGTAGAGCCCTCCCCCGCGGTAGAGGCTGCTCCCACTCCTACCCCTACCCCCGACAGCGATAAGTTGAAGGCGATGGTAGCGGAATTAAAAAAAAAAGCCTCTCCGAAGAAACGCTCGGTCAAGACAGTCCGTGGCGCCAGTTCTTCGACACGCTCCAGAACCCCTACGCGCTCGACCAGTCGCGTCAGTTCAACGAGACGCTCGAACACGAACGGCGGGAATACATAGAACGTCAGCGAGAACGGGACAACGTAGAAGTCCGGCAGCAGAATCGGAATAGGCCAAGTTACAACAGTTACTTTCATCAAACCGTCAACAATTATTACACCGATTACATTCGGAACGACTACAGCACCAGTGAAGATGACCGATGAAACCAATAACATCACTATTCGATTACTTTCAGAAAGTCAAGAGAGACAAACGGTATGAGAAGGTGGCAATTTACGCCTATCAAAATTCAGATTTTGGCAGCAGACGGAGCGGAGGATGGGATGAAGCTAAGAATTGGATAGACAACTGGACGAAAGACAACGTAACAAGTAAAGCCGATGGCACTAACGAGCAAAATACTTGCGTTCGCATGGTCCGATACCTCAATGAGTCTATGAGGAAACTACCCAACTGGCAAGACGAAAATCTGTCAGAGCCGAGGCTTGACTTTCCGAAACCGATTTGATACCCTTTCACCAATGTTACCAAAGGTTACATCATTATTCGACTTGTTCAATAAGGCCCGAACTAACAAGCTCTACGAACAATTGGCAATCATTTCAGCAAGTAATCTTGGTGGAAACGTTGAGACACTTGAACAAGCCGAAAAGTGGTTGAATATGACTGCCAATGATGTTGGCGATTGTAATTCTGTGGTTGCAGAAATCAATTTCTGCCGCGATTTGGTGAAAGACGATTCCAAGCCCACATCAAAACCCAGACGACGATTAACAAACCTCAAGGTAATCAAAGAGAGGGACGTAATTGACTCAAACAATTACATACGACGGCAAGTTGCGGCACCACGAATGACCTTCAGCGAAGAAGCACAATCATTGAACCGTATTCAAAGGGCAGCACAAGAGACTGGCACAGCAACCGTTACGGCACAACAAGGTATTACGCCCCGTGAAGTGAATTTTCTTCCTATTGCTGATGACTTTGTTTTGGATGACTTTTCAATAACCGAACGGCCAACCGACCCATTGGCAACAATACAGAGGGCTTGACTTAACACAACTCCCTGATACATTACACCCCTAATGAAATTTGACTTGCAATCCATTGACCGTGAACAGTTCCACGTCAACGAACACGTATTGAACGGTGAATTGGTTTATCTCATCATACCCAAACACATCGGCGCAACGTGGACGAAGGAAAACAAGGTTCTGCGTTCATCCGTTTGGGATTCAAATGGCGATTTAATTTCTGCTGGTTTTCCCAAGTTTACGAACTGGGGCGAAAAGCCCGAAGTCTTTCCTTTGCCTAACTCTTTGACTGGTTCTACCATCGTTGAAAAGCTTGACGGTTCTCTGCTCATCGTTTCCAAGTGGAAAGGCCATTACATTCTCCGAACCCGTGGCACGATTGACGCACATCAACTCGACAACGGCCACGAACTGGCAATCTTTGAACAAACCATTCTGCCCAAGTTGATTGCAAACGATGCAACGGATACTTGGGATTATTCCTATCTGTTTGAATGGACTTCTCCGCTTCAGAAGATTGTTTTGAATTATGGTGAAACGCCTGAATGGCGTTTGGTTGGTGGAGTTGAACACAAAGACTATTCTCTTTGGCACCAAGTTGGATTGGACAACACCGCCCACGACTTTGGCATCAAACGGCCTGAAACCTACAAGTTTCCTACCATTGAAGACTTGTTGGCGAATGTTGACCAGTGGGTTGGCAAAGAAGGCGTCTGTATTTATCATAACAATGGCCAGTCAATTCACAAGGTTAAGTCGGCGTGGTATCTTGTTCGCCATCACATGAAGTCTGAACTTTCATCCTTTGAAAAGGTTGTGGATTTCTGGCTGGCCGCTGGTATGCCCGACTACAACGGCTTGAAAGACGCCATCGTTACCTTTGATATTGAATTGTGGGAACAACCTACTCTTGGCTTTGCTTCAAAAATTGCTGACGCTTACAAAGAAGTTAATCAGATTATTCAGGGGTTCAACAACTTCATTTTCGACTTGTTGAGAATGGGTGACCCGGCGGACAAAAAGATTCGTGGTCAAATGGCCGGTAAAGTGATAGCTGCCTACGGTAACACGAACCGAGCATCTTTCCTTTTCAAACTGCTTGACGGCAAACAGTTGGATGACGACGCAATAAAAAAACTAATCTATCAGGTCTTAAAATGATGGAAAAAGTTTAACTTTCACGGATATACAGTCTATGTATATCCATGAAACATTCTCATAATTTCAGAGACGTGGCTGGACAAACCTTTGGGTATTTGACTGCAATCAAACCAACCGGTGTAAAGCTAACCTTCAACAAAAAACAGGGACGACAAATGAGACGTTCTGTTTGGTTGTTCAAATGTATATGCGGCAATAATGTAGAGAGAACACGGAAGGACGTAACAAATAACAAACTAAAAGGATTGCCTTCCTGCGGCTGCCAACAGTGGATTTGTGGAAACAATCACGGACTCTGGAAAGGCATAGGTGAAATTCCAAAAACCTATTTTAACCACATTCAGAGAGAGGCCATAAAAAGAAAACTGAAAGTGGACATAACACTGGAATATATTTGGGATTTATTTCTTGAACAAAAGAGAGAATGTTCCTTATCAGGCGTGGCTCTCCAGTTTGGAACTACCGCCCAAGTGAAACACAAAAGGGAACAAACCGCTTCGTTGGATAGAATTGACTCAACCAAGGGTTATGTTGAGGGCAATGTCCAGTGGGTTCATAAAACCGTTAATTTTATGAAACAACATTCCGACCAAAACGATTTTATTATGTGGTGTAAACGAATTTCTGAAAGGGCTTGACTTTTCATATAATCTACATCACACTGTTATCGTGAAAAGAATTAAACAAGCAGCCATTCTCTTTGAGGGAAAAGTTTATACCGGGCACCGGCACCACAACGTCATTGCTACGATTGTCAAAGAGACAGGCAAACGTGTCGGTGCCCGATGGCCACAAGGATTTGTGACTGAGGATGACGAATTTGTTGACAGAAAGGAAGGAGCAAAGATTGCTTTGGCTTCCGGTCAAGTGGTTACGGGCAAGGCGACAGTTCAACACGTATTTAACGGACATACGCTTTACAGCGAAGACCTTTATTGATATGAAATTTTTCAGTATTTACATTAAAGGTGGCGGCCTAATGGAAGACCCCAATTTTCATTGGGAACGACATGGTTCTGCTCCCGGCGTAGATGAAAAAGATGCCTGTCTAAATCTTTTCAAAAATGACAAACTTTTTGACGCCAAGACAATGACATATTGGGGATGGCAGTTGGGTTACGAAAACGCCGATGGTGGTATAACTGTAATTAAGCCATGAAGGCAGCGGCGTTAATCGTCCCCGCCGAAGCCGCCGGAATAAAAGTGCCGGTGGATGTTTTTTCATACAATCATAAAGAATATCTTGCGTGGGCGTTGTTTTGTAATGCTTCAAATGACATGATTATGCCTTATTGTGAATGGCACAATGCCGTGGTTATAGCTAAGCTTACAAAAAGTCAAGTGGAAAATGCAACGTGGGCGGAATTGTGTGCTGCTGGATGGAAAGGACACTGAGGCTTGACTTTTTATAGACCTCTGATAGACTATCCCCATGATTACAGAATTCAATCGAACAAACCTTCCTGTGTTGAGAATGGCGATGGCCGCATCACTTGCCGCCATTGAGTCTCAATACGGTATCAAAATCACTGTGGGCAACGCCCGCTTCCTTGCTGATAACGCCACCTTCAAGATTGAAATGGCAACCATTGGAACTGCTGGTGTGGCAAACACCCGCGAACGTGACGCTTTCAAGCGTGAAGCCGTTCTCTACGGCCTCAAGCCTACCGACCTCGACAAAGAAATCGGTTACGGTTTTGGCAATGACCGGTATATCATCAAGGGATTGAACACCCGGCGTTCAAAGTATCCGATTGTCGCCACCCGCGTTCGTGATGGCAAAACGATTCTTCTGACCGTTGACGGTGTGAAGTCTGCTCTTCTCCGTTCAACCGGCATCACTCTCAACCCCGCTCCTGTTCCGTTGACTTCCGATGACGACAACGAAGCTGAAGGCGAAATCCAAGCCATTGAAGGTGGTCAAATGTGAAACGGAAAACCTACAACTTTACTCCGTATAAAGATTGGTATGGAAAAAGAAACACTAGATTTAATCAATTCTTTCGGATTTGAAATCCTGAGCTGTGTATTCCTATCACTAAATATCTGGTCCCTGTATAGGGATAGGATTGTGAAAGGAATTTCACTAAGTAGTGCTGCGTTCTACGCTTCGTGGTCTTGTTGGAACGTTTACTACTACTATTCCCTTGACCAAGATTTCAGTTTCTACGCTGGTATTCTTGTAGCAATTCTAACTTCGTGGTGGATTATATTAGCGCTTTGGTATCGCCATTGCCACAAACTTGTGGTAAAGTGATACCATGAATACTTTCAACATTGAGAACACCTTCCGACTCAAGGCAGAACGCCGTTGGGATATGCTCTATGTTGCGATTGACCTTCACGGCACTATTGTAAAGCCCGGCCATGAACACTTCGATTTCTATTCCGGCGCCATTGAAGTAATGAAGTGGTTCGCCAGCCGTTCCGACTTCAAGGTTATTCTGTGGACCTCCAGCCACCAGAGAGAGATTGACGCTTTCTTGCGTGAATGTGCGCTTAAGGAGATACGGATTGACTTTGTGAATGAGAACCCTATTGAGCCTGACTCGGTGCTGGCGTGTTTCGACAAGAAGTTTTACTTTAACATTCTCTTGGATGACAAGGCTGGATTTGTTGGAGAAACCGACTGGCTGAAAATTAAGAACGCCTTGATTGAATTGGGCGTTTGGTCTTCTCTAAGCTAACCAATTCTTTATAGCATTCTCTGGCCTTTCTTATGTCCTCACGCAGAGCTTCTTCACCCTTACCATCCTTCACATAAGACTCAAGCAGAAAGGGGAACAGTTCAGGCATCACGAAAGCTCGTAGTGCTGCCTTGTCGTCAATCGTTGTTGTTTTCTTATTCATCATCCCACCAAAACCCTTCTTTGCTATTCGATAGCTTTATGAATACCCATATCAAGGGTATCAGTATAAGCACTACAAAGCCTAAATCAATCCACTCTTTTAACTTCTGCCACATGCGGTTCATAAGTCACCAATTTTTTAATAGGTTTAGGTAATGGCATCCATCCTTGAACATTGAAGGTTTTGGCATCGTTATCAGCTAAACCACTGAATATCCAGATGTTATGACCATCGGTATCTGAAATGTATGTCGCAATAATGATAACATCACCGTCAGTGACAATACAACGTGTGCTAGACGCAGGAAAGTGGTCTGAGGGACGTATCCAATTAGCTTGAATATCGAATTCTTCCATGTTATTTATCGGTTACTACAAACCCTTCTGCCACGAACATTTCCGCATCCAGATAACTTACAATAAGTTCAGTCGCTGGACACGGTTTCGGACAGTCTTTCTTATGAAGTATTTTTACAATCAATTCATCTTCGATTGTTACTTCGTGTTTTCTCACGTTAAGTTTAACTATGGATTTCTCGTCGGCCATGTTAGTTGTCTTTAAGTGGAGTCACATACCACTCTTTATTTTCAAATACTGGTTCAACCCAAGGCGTCTTAACAACCGTTGGTGCCGGTTCATCCTTTACTACAATAAATCGTTTCTTCTCTTTACTGTATATCAGCCGGGCAGAACTTCCTTGGTCTGCTTTCATAACATAATTGTTCTGTTCCTCAAACCTTCTCTGGGCCCATTCATCATATAAAGCATCCAATTTCTTCAAAACAAAATGTAATGAAGTGGTATCATCCTTGTCGGCCTCTTGTAAGAACTCAACGATATTTGTAGGAATATGTTTCCTATCCACATTACGCTGAAACACTTGGGCGAATTCTTCATACTTCAAGGACTTTTCCGCCTCTTGTGGTGTGTATCCCTTGGCCAACAGAATGGCAAAGGCTACGGAAGGTGAACGGTTGGCGCCAGCATGACAGTGAATTAGAATAGGTTTGTCACCCTTGTAATAATGATTAACAACCTTCAGCGCACCGTAAAATGGTGAGTGGCCCCATTGCCCTATCTCATTGATAGGAAACCAAAAGGAAGGAATGTTCAACTGATAGTCAAAGGTAGCACAAGGGCTATCTGACACATTGATTACCGCACAATAGAATTGTGAAGCTAACTCAGGCTTAACTGAAAGGATATTGTCTAATCCTTTCGGCGTCCTAGTGACCGTGAATATATTTGGTTTACTCATTTCTTTAACTTTGGTATAACTACATCTTCTGCCATTTTCTGCGCCATCGCAGCGACTTGTATCAATTCCTTAAATAGATTCTCCAAGTCTCTTTCTTTTGTCTTTTTCTTGACTTCATCCCAGACTTCATCCAATTCTTCAAGAATTACGGCATAACCTTCGTGTATTGACAACATAGGCCCGTGTTTACTTCTTGCGGATGCCAATTCCTTGGCGACCTGTTCACTAAACGTCTTCATTTGTGTATTCGTTTCCATATTCATCATAACCTATTAGTTTACCTAAAGCCTTCGACTCAAATGCTAGACGACCCCTCATATATTCAAGTTTCTTTCGCAACCTGTTCTGAGCATGGGCGGTCTTACACGCCTTGTATTGTTTGATTAACTTGTCAGCTTCATTTCTGACCCACTCACTGGTGTCAAGTTGTAGTTGAACGCCAGCCTCTACGTTGTCATTGTATTCTTCCATATAATTATCAGTCTTCAACCAAACCAACATCGAAAATCAGTTTCAATTCTTTCATGCGATTATCCAGAGCTTCTAACTTTGGAATACCGGCTTCAAAAGAACGAACTTCACGTTTCATGCGTGTATGAAGAGCATCCATTTGTTTTGATATTTCTTCCTTGTCCTCAAACGGAATAGTATCATCGGTCATCTTGGCCATAAGCTTATCGGCCTCAGACTTTAGAAACTCTGCTGTCAGTAACTCCAGTTCAGACTTCTCTTGTAATTCCTTAGCATCCGCCAAGACCTTAAACAATTCTTCGTGTAAAATTTCTTTCTTCATAGTGGAGATACTTTATCACAACACCGACACTCACACAACTTATTATAATCTTTGTACATATATAAAAAGTGGACATTTAGATGTCCGTGTAATAGAATCCGTGGTGTGTCAACAGCCAAAATCATAAGAAGGAACGAATTGGGTGAAACTTTCAAAACATTTGATAGTTCAACGCCTTATGAAGCATTAAAGCCGGGTGATGTAGTTGAAGTCGAAGATGAACAGGGTGAGTTGAGAGATTATTTCGTATCTGATATGAAATGGGATTTTACGCACTTTGGAGATACTTTAGTGATAATTATTCAACCGGTGGTGATGAAGCCGACAGTGAAGATGGCTAGATGGGTTGACGGTGAGTGTGAGGCATATTACAATCAATAGTTAAAATTTATGGTATTAAAACTTTATATCAATCGTGAGTCCCTTGTAAAATTCTTACAGGGAGAAAATGCTGTTATGACCAAGACGACCGCTGACGCTAACTACGACACTGAGATTCTTATTAGCACAAACGAATACGACGTGTCATCCACCATCGGTCTGGAATCCACTGGCTGTCTTACAATTCAGCGAAAACGCAGAGTAATCTGAGGCTTGACTTTCTATAAGCACCTGATACACTCCTACCATGATTAAAACCGCGATAGGAAAATGGGAATCGTTGAGGGAAGTATTTGGCAGAGGCTACAGTTGGTCTTACCGAATGTTTCGACTGCGTGAGTTTTTTAGTCACTTTGAGTATTACTACGAAGTGACGGTTATACCGGCAATCGTCCTTGGGTGTGCTACCGCACTTATCCATCCTATTTTCAACAGCGTATCAATCGGCGTCTCAAGCATACCAACAATCAGTGAGGCCGTTTGTGCTTTCCTATTTTTCTTGGTGTGTATGTCTGTTGAGAATGTTTGGGATGCCTGCCGTAGGTAGGGTGGGTACCAGCGACATGAATTTTTTGTACCCCCTCATTGGATTTTTGATACTCCTACTGATACAATTCTTTCAACGGAGGGCATTAGAAGAACGAATAGAATCAGAAAAAGCTAAAAGACATAACAAATCATGTTGTTAATCACCACTTCAATTTCATTCCTCTTGGTGGGTATAGCTCTGGGATTTTTTGCTCTACCTCCAATTGTAAAGCTCATTAAGAAAAAGAGAAAACTTACTGGCGGAAAAGCCTTGTCGTTGGTTCAGAAAGCCAGACAAGATGAGATACGGAGATTGCGTAATTGTAAGGAGTTCAAGAATCGGTTAGATTCAATTCTAAAGATAATCGAAGAAGATTCGTTGAAAAACAAACGTGAAGTGAACATTGCATTTATCTCAAATCATCTTGGCGATGAAGAAATCAAAAAAGAGCTTGAACATCGTGATTTTGAATGCTATGAGACGAGTGACAATCTTTTGAGAATTAGATGGTAATTTATGAAAAAAAGACGAATCAAATATGTTTCGCTAAAGCTTCCGGCTTGCGGCACCGCTTATCCAACTGACCGATTTGGTTGTAAAAAACTCCCTGCATACAATGCTGATTATCTTAAAAAACACGGCAAAAAACTGTTCGACATTCTTCTACACAAAGTTCCGGCGAACGTCTATTCCGAACTTGTCCGCTGTATCAGAGAAGTTGAAAAGTTTTGAACCACCCGTTAAGGCGGATGAATTGATTAAAAGATTGGCGGAGTTATCTGCTCGGCGTTCAGAGCAGAGAAATAGAGAGATACACCGCAGGGCTTGACTTTCTATAAACCTCTGACATACTCTTATCAATGAAGACATTCAAAGTCAATATCAGCGGAGTAACACCACATCTGATTGACGCTAAGGACAAGAAGAAGGCGTTCAAGTCCGTTCACAGTCGTTGGGGCGAAAAGCTCAACGGGCGAACAGTCACCATCATTGAATGGAAAGAAAGAACGGTTGCTGACTTGATAAAAGAATTGGAGAAGTTGGATGGCAAACTGACCGTCTGTTTTCCAAGTTCAGGTGGAACGGCTCATGCTCAATTTCTACCGACCATCAAAGGCATTGTTGTGGTGGAAACTGTTCCTGTTTGGAGACACGGCGGTTCAGACAAGCCTGTAAAGACCGTTTGTTTTGAGAGTCACGTTATTTCTTCAACCGTTTGTTAATAATTTATGAAGTTATTCATCCCCGCCCTTGGCTCCAAGTTTGTTTTAACAAAGCCTTGGACATTCAAGCTTCACGACGAATATCGCAACACCAAGTTCTGGAAAGCAGTTCACGGTGAGGCGGATAAGGAAGTGTTTTACTACGGTTACGGTGGAGGCGGGTATAACACGAGCACTGTTCCGACAGCGACGGCGACCACAAAGGCTTTCAAGACGGCCAAACCAATTCCTACTACGTTTCCAAAAGGAACAGTTCTTTGGTTGGAACGAATTTATATCAGAAAAGGCGCTGGCGATTTCGATTCAATGTCTTTTCGTATCACCAAGGGTGGACTCGTTCCTGCTGGAAGATTCTGGGTAAAGCTTGAAGATATTAACGGCAAGCTAGACGTGGTTGCCGAAGTCATTGACAAGTATCCCAATGGCAAATTTTCCATACAAATTGAGGAAGGCACAAAGTATATGTGCCGATGCCGTGGTGGTGGGTGTCAGTGTGACCGA